CCGACCGTTGTTTGTAGGGCTTCGACATCATTCTCAAGCTGCTCGATATCACCCCCGATCGCACCGCTCACAAGGGCAGATATTCCCGTTCTATAGCTTTTCCCGTCCTCTCCTACCGTTCGGGCGTATCCCGCCGTTCCGATGCTATTATTTATCTCTAATTGATTTTCCTGTTTCGTTTGCATTTCGTCACCTCAAAACGGTTAAGATATCGCCCTGCGATTCTAAGAGGGCGGAATAGTTGTTAGCAGCATCCCCGACAACCGGTTCAGACCTTTCCATGAATAATGTTAAGTCAATTCCGTATGTTCTAGGGTATTGTATTGTAATGATTCCCGCCGGGATCTTGGCGAACAATGAATGATAGGGGTTTCGGTAATCGAATACGTTTACCTTACTTCCCCCGGTCATTACATACGCTTGCCCCTTCATGTTTCCATTCTGACGGGAATCAACAACCATATAAGATTCACTATCAACAGGGTAATTCACGTTGTAAACATTCCCGCCCATAGTGATATAAAGTTCTGAAAACGCCCCGAAGGCGGTTAATTTAAAGTCGCATCCCGCATAGTAATCTAAATCTATGGAAATCCCACCATTGCCTAAAGCATAGCTATAAGGGTATCCGTAATGCGTTGCGGTATATTGCTTATCTGTTTCCCTAGCCTCTTGGGAAATTGGAACAAAAGAATAATTCCGTTCTTGAATCCAAAACGGGTAAGGACATATGAATTTAATAGCGTTTTTCGTCCAAACGTGAACCCCATCGAAGGGAGAGGTTGAAGAGCCAACCGCATACCCATCTATGTAACAATCGCCCCAAACAATTCGGCCTGGGGACTTGTTAACGATGTCCCTTTCAAATTCTGCGTGGAGGGTATCAACCTGAATCTGTCTAGATCCCGCTGAACCTGTGAAAACCAACTCAAACTCATACACCGCCACTTCCTTAGTAAAGCGGTCAATGTTTGCTCCGAACTGTAATTCAGAGGTTTCATATTTCCACTCATACTCATGAAAGTTAGCTTCGTGAATCCGTAGCATCCGGTCAACTCTGAGTTTGTAGGCGTTCCCGGATGAACCTATATAAAATATATTCGTCATGCGAAAACCACCCCCATATCACGCAGAACCCTGCCTAATTCACGCTCCCCGACATACATAGTTATGTTTGCTTCACTTGCTCCCGCCTTAACGGCTTCGTAGATCCTGTTAGAATCAACGCCCGCCGCCTTGGAAATATCTCTCATGAGGTTCTCCCGTCCGTATACCATTTCATCACCGTTACGGTCACCGAATACCGCACCGCCCGCCATAGTCGGCTGACTAAATAAATAGGGCTGATGATATGCTTTTGCATAGTGCGTACTAAATTTAGGATATGGTATATTAAGAGTGCCAACCTTTTTATGCTCGATGGATACCGTTACTTTAGGAAGTTTTGGTTTCGGAATCTTCCAAGAGAAATTGAAGAAACCTTTGATTTTATCAATAATCTCTTTTGCGGTTTTCTTTGCGGATTCTAGCTTTTCTTTAATGCCATCTTTGATTTTTTCAAACTGTTCTTTTACGCCTTTAACAATGCTTTTTGCCTTATTTACAACTGCGGTTTTAATGCCTTCCCAGGCCGTTGTGGCTTTTTCTTTGATAGCGTCCCATGCTCCCGCTATATTGGTTTTAAGGTCTGTTATTTTCTGTTTAGCGGCTGCTATCAATGCGGTAACTCTTTGGATGACTCCCGCCTTGATATTATTCCATGCCTGTTGGGTGTAGGTTTTTACGTTTGTCCAGGTTGTTATAATAAACGCCTTAATCTGCTTAAATTTCGCAGATATTTCCGCCGCAAGCCACTGTGCACCCGCCTTGATTTTATCCCAGTTTTTGTATAGCAGAACGCCAGCCGCAACCAATCCCGCTATAACCGCTATGGCTATGCCAATAGGTCCGGTTAAAGCGGTTAAGGCAACCCCGCCGCCGCCGATAGCAGCCGAAACCGCACCGAAGGCCGAAACGATTGTGCCAACTGCGGAAATCAGCGTTCCAATGATAACAAGAACTGGCCCGATCGCCGCAACTACTAAAGCTATTGTAGCTACAACCGTCTGCATCTGAGGGGACAAAGAATTAAACTTATCAACAAGGAACTGGATCAAGTCAGCCACTTTACTAATAACAGGGGCTAAAGCCTCACCGAAGGAAGTAGCCGCTACATCAATCCCGGATTTCAGCTTTTCAAGAGAACCGCCAAAGCCCGACATCTGAGCCTCTTGCATTTCCATCGCAGTACCCTCTTTATCAAGGGCGTTAGAAAGGTTATCAACATCTCCGGGGGCGGTATTGATTAATGCTAACCACGGTGACATTTGGTTTTTACCAAATATTGCCGCCGCCGCCGCTGCCTGCTCTGATTCTGTCAGCGTTCCGAAGGCATCATGTAACTCTTTCTGTATCTCCGTGGAATCCTTCATTGAACCATCGGCATTAGTTACCTCGATGCCTAATTTCTTCATCCACTCCGCCCCGGATTTGGACGGGTCGACAAGCCTAGCCATACCTGTCTTTAACGAAGTAGCGGCCTTATTGGCATCAATACCGGCATTTGCCATAATGCCCATATATAACGCCGCATCCTTAACGCCATAACCTAAAGCGGAAAAGATGGGAGCGGCTACACTCATGGCGGATGATAAGGAGTTGACATCTAAGGCCGAATTATTACAAGCATTTGCGAATACATCCGCATAGCTTGCCGCATCTTCAAACGAGCCGTGAAAACTGTTAATTGTAGCTACAAGGCCGCCCGAAACCGTATCAAGGCTACCGCCCGCACCGGCTGCCAAGGCCATCGCAGGGGCTAACGCCGCCGCCGCCTGTTTCGCACTTAATCCCGCACGGGCAAAGTTCAGAGTAGCGGTTGCGGCATCCTGCATACCGAAAGTAGAATTAGCCGCCGCTTCTTTCATTGCCGCATTGAGCAAGGCCGCTTCTTTCGCCCCGTTGCCCATCGTGGAGTTAGTCAGCGTCATAATCTTGTCGACTTCGGCAAACTTCTTAACGCCAACCGTTCCAAATGCAACAATAGGAGCGGTTACATACATGGAAAGGCTTTGACCAACGCCAACCATTTTTTGCCCAATTGCTTGCATTTTCTGCCCTACCTGTTGGGCTTTTGCTCCGATTTCCCGCAGTTTTGCGTTAAGCGGGTCTAAGTGCCCAGGCTTGATCCCGGCAAGCTCCTTTTCCATTGCGTTCAGCTTATTGGTATCTTCAATAATCTGACGCTCTAAGGCCTCCATTTGCCGCTTTACTTCCGGGGATTCATCGGCCTCTTGCAACTGGGCAAGGGCTTTCTTTTCCTGCTCTAGTTTCTGCTTTGTGGCATCAATGGAAGTCTTTAAAAGGTCTTGCTTCTGTTTGACAAGTGCAATATTGCCGGGGTTCAGCTTTAAGAGTTTATTAACATCCTTTAAATCCGTAGAGGTTTTCCGCAGGGTGTTATTTACATCGCTTAATGATTTTGTTAGTTTTGTGGTATTGCCATCTATTTCAATGGTTATTCCTTGTATTCTTCCTGCCATCTTTAAAACCTGTCAAAATCTTCTTGGGTTGCGACATATTTATAATCACAACCGTCATTTCCTCGCTCTATCAGAATATCCGTGACCATTCCATAATCAAGCATATTCAATTCCTCAACGCTTAACCCCAACTCTATACATCTTAGTAAGTACACCGCCGTATTGAAAGGCCGGTCTGTCAACCGGCTTTTTCTTTTGGGCTTGATGTCCCTTTGGTATTTTTGAAATACAAATCCGAAATCTTATCGATTTCGCTGATAATATCAAGTGGGTCGAAGTCTGATAAAAATTCGTAAAAATCATCCGTGCCCAAATTCATTACTTCCTTGAAAGGTAATTCAGCCTGTTTCACCATAACGAAAAACATTTTTTCGAATAATGCCGGCTGCGGTTTTTCCGGGTCAAACGCTAAAATAAAATCTTCGTTGAAAATCTTCCTATAAAGATAAGGAGAGGCGGCATTAGCTACCGCCTCATACTCTTTATCATTGATTAAAATCGTCCCTTTCATTTAATCCTCCCTAGGTTGTTACCGCTGCAGCGGGCTGATATACGGTTGTAAACCATGCGTTATAGCCGGTATCATATACGCCGTCCGTTAACTCGGCCTTAACAATGTCTGTTCCTAATGCGGAATTGTAAATAGAAGTTGCCGTAATGGTAACCGTTTCTGTCCCTGGCTCGATGCTTTCGCCCTTGGTTTCGCCCTCTGTTCCTGCCCGTGTTGCGGTACAGTTGTAAAGAACGTGGCGGGTTGCCTTCTGATCGCCCTCAAACTGGAACATAAGAGCAAAATGTACCGTTTCGGCGTTGGCATCCTCGATAATTACGCCGTGGGAATCCTCGATATATCCAAGGATGTCGGTCTTAAATGCATCGATGATTTTAGCCATTTCCAAATCACCGGAATAACCGTTGTTCCCGTTGCCAATCCAGTACTGAACATTATCAGCGTAAAACGGCTCGGCTTCGCCTTCGGGATCTAAACTAATAGATACCGCTCCGGGGAAAGCTACCGGCGTTCCATATGTTGCAGTGTTATCGTTTGCGATCGTTGCAACTGCAAAATATACGTTTTTAAGTCCGTATTTAATCTTGTTCGCCATCTGTCATTAATCCTCCGTTATAACGGCCTGTAAGGTGTATATAACCTCGTAAAGCCTCTCAGAATCAAGCGGTGTTTCTTCCCTTGTCCATGTGTACCCGGATGCGGTCAGAACGCTTTCTACCGCTAATTCTGTTTCGATGTCTTTTGTGTCTGTGTATAACTCAATTACAAGTTCTTCGATTTTTTGGTAATTGATGCCATCTGCAAAGAAGTCATTTGAAGCCGTGTAAAAGTAGCAGATAAAAGGCGGGTCGGGGGCTTTATCTTCCGGGAACTGGTAGTAAGTGCAAGGCAGACCAATGCTTTCTATCATGTTCTTGATTTCTACAAATGT